AGTCTTCGTGGAGTTTAGTGTTAACCGATCCCAAATACATCGCTGGTCGCAATAGTACGTGATCTCTATCACTCAACACTTTAATTTGATTATCTTTCATACACTCTCAAATATACCACCGTAACCGAGTTTAGTTGCAAACGTTTGAATCTCAGATGCAAGGAAAAGTTTTTTCGTTCCAGGAAGTGTCCACTCTCTTCCTGCAGCTTTATCTGTATCAGATGCAAATGGAGTTGTGATTGAGTGATAATTTCCGAACTGAACTCGGCTAGTATAATATTCTTGTGTTAGATTAACCTTCATTATGATCTCTCTGTTTTAATATCAGTTATTTGATCGAAATTAAATGATCTCCATTGATTATTCCCATCTACAGCAATCTCAGTAGCAACAATAAGATCAGGGTTATTGATAGTCTTTGATTTTCCTGTTCCTACAATTTCTGCTAATACATCAGCTTGAAGAGTAAACCAACCAGTTCGTTCTGAGCCATCTTTCTTTGTAAAAGTGATACGAACTGCCCCTTCATGTAATGCTTGTTTTAATTCATCTTTATTCATATTAAATCCCATAATTAGTATCAAAAGAATAATTCAATTGATAGTACCAGTATACCATATATTTAGATACCTGTCAACTAAAATTTCAAATTATTTTGTCTCATTTAATATAAACTCTTTATCCTTTTTAATAGCTGAAGAATTAATCCTAATGTTGATGATACCATTATACGACATATCACTAAACAACACACCTTCTTTCATTTGATACCATAACTCGATATAACTCATCATTGATTTAGATGTACACAGACACAAAATCTCCCGATTAAATGCATCGTAACCATATCCATCTATATCAGATAACAATTTGTTAGATGAACCATGATATACCTGCCAATCAGATTCCACTATAGATCGTCGCTTTCGTTTCTTTCCTTTAAGAGGAGGCTTAGTCACCTTCCGCCAGAAATTCTTCTTACCGATGTAATCCATCCCATTCTGCGTATTAGTGATCCTATAGACAAACCCTATAGCATCACCAATATCATCTGTTGTGAATTTTACATCATCATACAACCAATCATTCATCAGCAACTAAGTCAACTACTTCACAAACACCAGCACTACAAGCAAGCTCTTTGGTATTCTTCAATGCTGAATCATCAGATTCATACTTAACAATTTGAGTCCAATCAATACTCTTCGGCATTTTACTTAATAGCTCATCATAAGTCTCTTTATCAATATCCTCATACGGTGCTTGAGCATAAGAATGTTCTGAGAATGGTAAGAATGATACACCAGAACAATCATCAAAATGCTTATACACCCACGCTCCAACATCCATCCACTCATGTTCCTTTACTGATACTGTAATAGATGGTTTATGCTCTGTCCAATTTTGCTGATATGTCAACCATAACTCTAACTGCTCAATAGCTGTCCGATCTTCTCTAAATACAGCATTTTTAGGAGCTTTCATAGGGAACGAGAATACATTAACATTACCCTTTGCCATCACATCTGATTCCATTGGAACACCAGCATCTACCATCAACTCTGCAAGAGGGTCTTTAGCATCAGCTCTAACTCTACGGATGTAATAAGGATTATGTCTAGCGTGGATACCAGATGCAGAGTCAACTAATTGACTGACCGTATTATGTGACACACAACCGTTGTTTAATTGATACGAATGGGTATTGTCCACTTCAACATCAACTGTAAATTCTTGCACATCTAATTTTGTAATAGCTGTTATTTTCATTTAAGTATTCTACCTTTTTTATAGTTTGAATTTTCATCTAGAAAAACGTCAATGTGTTTTTCATTTTAATATTTTTAGTGTATTTGAATGTTTTTATACCATCAGTTATCCAAATAAAACCTTTATTTCCTTTACCACCTATTGTCCCTCTAATAGATTGCTCTTCTTTTAAAATTTCTATTGCTGTTTTTTCAGAGCAATTATGTGTTTTCATAATATAATTAACTGAAAAAGCTCCATTCTTTCCACCTAAACTAGATCTTTCTTTCCTTCCAGCAACAGTTGACCAACAATAAAAATTCTTTTTTCCTGTTTCTTCATATTCAAGCTTCCCAGCTTTCATGCTTGCTTTTCCACCCATCTTAGCCCATTCAAGTCTTTCACTATAATCTCTAAAAATTCCAACACCCTTAGCCTTAACTATCGCCCCTCCTACCTTTCCCGCTTTAGAGTTTATTCTCAAATCTTGAAGTCCTGAACTAAAACACATATTCAAATAATCAGAGCATACCGAACTCCGATATATTTTAATTGAGTTGTTATATTCTTTATAATGTAAACATACGGTACATACTCCATTACACTTCTCCGTAAATAGTTATATCAATCCACCAGGCACTGACATAACCATCAAATTACAACTGTATAACATCATCATCTATAGTTATTTCATCAACTCTTTTCCATCCATCAACCGTCTTTAGTTTATGATTTCCTGTAAATTTATATTTTTCATTATTAAACTCTACTTCATATACATCTGATAAACCATTAATAAAAAGTTTTGTTATCAATTGCTCATCATTATTTTCATCATAAACTTTAACATCGATAATTGGTTCAATCCATGTATTAGGTTTTAAACTGAAAACATCTTCAACTTTATTAGCTATGAATATATCTGCCATACTCATATCACCAGAAGTTGTTTTGATTTTAGTGTTTAACGTTGTACATCCACTGGGTTTGATTGCTGTAGCAGCCATAGCAGGATTAATACCAAACTTATTAGCCCACTCCTCATTAACAGAAACTGCAATATCTTTTATCTCAGACAAAAAATCAGGCAATGATAAACCTTCCACCGTTTTTTTAGATCCATTCATGAATGTGTGATCCATAATACCGGTCAATGAAACTCCTAGAAGAGCTTCCTCTACAGTAGCTTGTTTCCATTTAGCACGGAGACCTTTAATATTTGTTAATGTTGCTTGCATAGTACCTAATATAGCAGCAAGCTTAACTTTAGATCGGATGTCATCTAATGTATCATTAGTCCTTAATACTACCTCAGATAGATTACAAAATTGACCATCTTGCAAAACTATCTCGCTGCAGGGGTTTGTCCCGTATAAAGGTAGATCTTTACCATCATATTGCTCTCTGCGTCGAGCTGGGAGATGTTTATACGCTGCTTCACGGTTAAAGATACCACGTTCCCCTGACTTAGATTCGTATAAACTAGTCCACTCAATCATAAAAATACCGATATCAGGCTTCTCTGTGTAACATACACTATTATTAGCTAAACCCATTTCTGGTGTGTCAACCCACCATTGCCCTGACTTAGCATGTCTCATCCGTTCATCACTCAAATTGGAAAGGGATATCAAAGCACTTCTTCTAACTCCCCCAACCACAACAACCTCTGCGATCTTACAAGCAATCCGATGACACTCAACAGATGTCAACTTACGATTTTGAGCACCTTTAAACATCTGTACAGTGAACTGAAAAAGGTCTTCTAATGGCTGAGGACCACTAGCTCTTCCCCCAAACGTTTTAAGTCTCGCTCCCTTCTCTCTAATCTTGGATAGATCCCATGTAGGAATCTCCCCATCCCACAAATGTTGAAACAATCTCCTCAAACCCTTCTGCCACCCTTCTTTACTATCAGCTACCTGAATAACGGAGCCTGTTAATTCTAATTCCGGGATTTCATGGAGCTTCTGGATAAACTGACGCTCTACAGAAAATCCCACACCAGTTCCATGCATCAAAATGAACAAAATTTCATCAAATGCTTTTGGGTGATCAATAGCAACATATGAGCAATTGTATCCAGCTATATTATTCTTTTTGAGAGCATCTCCAGCTGTCATCATACAACGCATTGATGGCATCACATCAAGATTGTTAATAGCAACCTCTAATACTTCACGATCATTTGATGTGAGATCATATTCATGAATTTCTTTTAAATGATTTGTGAAAAAATCAAAATATCGAGCAACTGTCTCACTCCAGTGCTCTCTCCGTTTCTCTTCAGGTAACCATCTAGCATATCTTGATAATGCTATAAATTTTTGATAATCGTTCATTATTTACTCTCCATTATGTCCAGCGTGAATCACACATATCTTCTGTTTGTCGTGTTTCACTATCAAGTTCTTTATTTTTTGAATGAGATACACTAACAATCTTCTCCCAGTCATTAACACCACATAAGCAGTCAGATGCTTTGATTTCAGTGTTAATCTTTAAGGTTAGTATCTCTTTGGTTCTATCACAACTCTTACATCTCACATCAAATACAGGCATTTTATATTCCTCAAGGTTTCAATATTATTACTTCTTTACCACTCTTTCTAGCTAAATTTATACTATGTTTGGTTCCTTTAGATGAACCATCCCAAAACGCAATCACAACATCACACTCATCTATTATTAACTTATTCCTTATAAATCCAGCACCTTTTCCATACTTCTTCCAATCTGGCTTATACACTGTTAATGGTAATCCATTTATATCAGCGTACGCGGCTCCGATACTATCAGCACCTTTAGCTCCACCCGATACAATAGAATCATACTGACTTATTATCTCATCTAATTTATTAGCAGCATACTCAATATCATCGAAGGTCCGACTTCCTATTATAGCGAAAATCGTCATGTCTTAAAAATTGTCGTGCCAATGACATTATTATATCTGTAACCTTTAATGATATTGTGTATTTCAGTGAATGTGGAACCTGAGCTAACTACATCATCAAGGATCATAATATTATCATCATCTTCGAATTTGACATTATCCTTGGATTCAAAATAACCAGAAACAAATTGAGCGAATCTCTTATCTACCTTTTTTATCTCAAAATATTTATTTTTAACAGCTGCTCTAATTATACCCTCAAGTCTTTTGGAAATTTTATCTGTGATCTTAGGGTGATCATAATCTATCTTAATCTGATTCGGATCAATCACTTTAATCAACGTCTCCGGTAAAAACTTAATATGAGGATTACGTTTCTTCAATAAGACTATAAGATCGTTTAATATACCACTACTAGATTTAGGAGTGATGATCGTTGATATTTTATGAGACTTTATAATCTTAGATGATATATATAAATCAGTCCGTTTTAAGAATTGCTGATAATCTTCTGAACTGATCGTGTACGGTCCTTTACCTTTGATACTTTTAATAACATCTNTCTGATTATGAACATTATATACACTATACACATCAATACCACCAGTCGACTTCCCCCNTTTCTTATAAGGTTCCATCACAATTCGTTTACCCATCTTAGTTGATTCAGTATTGCTATAATCAAATGATAACACATCATCTTTAATGATAAAAGATTCATTCACATATTCTTTAAAAGATTTCAACACTTTCTCCATTCGGTTAATTTCAATTCAGCTTCCATTCCTTGATACGTATGTTCTATTATATCACATTGTATCTGTTTTGGTGTGTGTCTCGCCTTAATCCAATCATTAATATCTTTACCACCTTCGAGATTATCAGCTATACAAACCCTATAACCTTGTTTGATCTTTTTATGCATCGCTTTAACGATTTCTTTATTACGAGGCTCTCTATCGAATGCAAATATAACCTTATCCTTATCATATGGTACATCTTTAACTGCTGATCCAGCCATAGCTAATGAATTGTCAAGGAATAAACTATCAAGAGGACCTTCAACGATAATTATATCTGTATCATTATTTATCCGCTCTTGTCCAAAAAGCTTAACAGTATCTTGAATTTTTATCGTGATATATTTAACATCTGCTCTGGGATCAAAACTCCTTCCCTGAAATGCTATTAAATTATGATCTCTATCAAAGAATGGTATAATAAGACGAGGTTCATCTTGTTTAATGTATGTATACTTCTCAGGCATCATCTCATGTGACCAAGCTTTAAACTTGGGAGCTATGTATAAAAGATGTAACTTATCCTCTGGTATGAACCGATTGGTTACATATAACCTCGCTGGATGATCTACTGATAAATCTTTAATACTCTTGAGATTCAAAGGCTTTGGCTTGAATATCGGCTTCGGAACACTCGGAAGCCTAACTTCCTTAGACTTGATTGATCTGGACCCAAAACGCTCTCGCTGATACTCTTTATATAAATTGGGATAATAATCTTTCAGAAACCATGATAACTCTGATGAGTACCCACAATTGAAACAATGAACTCTAGTCTTAACTTTTTCAGGAAAGAACCAGAATCGAGCTTTGTTGGGATTTAGACTTGAATCACCACATACAGGACATCTAGCATTAAATGTGTTGTTACCTTTATCCTTGAACTTATTGAGCTGAGGAGATAACTGTCTAATGTATGATATATCAATATAATCCATGATTATATTATACCACATAAAATGCTAGATGGTAATAATGAACATGAATTAATACTTACAATTATCTAGAGTACTTAACTGAAACAACATCTACACCATGAAGTGTTATTGAATTATCAATTCTAATTTCATTACTCTATTTCAACTACATTTTTCCTTGCTATTACTCTCGCTTCCAAAACCTCACGATATTTGGCCAGAAACTCAACTCTAGTCATGTTCTTTAACAATACAACTTCATCAGTGTACTTACTATTTACCCAATCAGTGTCTGTGAGATATCGCAAACTCTCTAAATTTGATGCGATCTGACTAGCAGTTTCTTTATCTTCAGACACGCCCCCTATAAAATCCAACACCTCTATGCTTTGCTCTTCACTTAACTCTACGACTTTGTCAGCAAAAACAAAAGATTTAGTATGCTCCGTGAACTGAATTGTCTCATATTCAAAAGTAAACTTTGGCTTCTGCTTAGACAGTAGTTGTTTGTTATCCTTTTCAATTAACGAAGTGACTCCGTTATAAATTAAAATGCTCATCTTATATATCTCCTAGTAATACCACATATCTGTTAATTTAGTTTTATATACATAAATACTAGTGTCTACCCACTGCGTACCTACGACTTGTTGGTAACTGTTATTCCATGCGGGAGTGGCACCTGAATGCACAATACTGTGAATCTGTCCGCCGGGTTGTGTGTTTTTAAGTTGATACCCACGACCTGTCGAGAAGGCACCCCGTCCACCCGCTCCATAGGTATGTTGACCTTTGTTGCCGTGATTTCCAGTATCTGTGAGTTCAACAGCTATACCCTCCTTAAAAATAGTATAAAAATAACTCGCGCCAATCCAGCTCTCACCTAATATGGAACTAGGTAAAACGTATGTACCGCTAGAGTCTCGATATACATTCACCCACTCTAATACATCCTCTTCATACCCTGAATTCACCCACTCTTGATACACCTCTTCTATTTGATAGCGTTCCCATAGACGAGTACCATTGAGGTAGATACAACTGTACCCTTGATTAACACCGTTGTAAATGAAGTCACGAACAATCGAAAAATCTATTAACTGAGTAGCCATAGTGTTATGGGGTCGTAATTGCTAAAGTTGAGCCATTCATCACAAAAGTTGCACCAACATCTCCTTTAGCTCCAGTATCACCAGTATCACCCTTAGAACCAGTATCACCAGTATCACCAGTATCACCCTTAGAACCAGTATCACCAGTATCACCCTTAGAACCAGTATCACCAGTATCACCAGTATCACCCTTAGAACCAGTATCACCAGTATCACCAGTATCACCCTTAGAACCAGTATCACCAGTATCACCAGTATCACCCTTCAATGTAGCAACTACAGATGGTGGAAGACTATCAACGTTGCTCATATCAGCATTAGCTTTCTTACGAGCTAATACACTAATATTCTCCTCAAGGTTATCAGTACGTCTAATATCAGCTGGGTTACCAGTTATGTTTAAAGTGTCTTCAGGTGCACTTGCAGCTTCAGCGGCAGTTTTATCAACATGCTCAGTTACATTACCTGATATATCAAGAGTGTAAAACTTATCCTTATCAATACTCTGCACAACACCTGCTTTATTATATATTTGTCTGAATTTACCCATGTTATGCTCCTGTTGTAGTAGTGGTTTCGATATCATCCCCAACATTCAACGAAACAATAAATGTGATGCTTGTTCCGTTGGTTGCTGTGTATTCCGCTTCTCTCAATATCTGTCTATTAATGTAAACAGTGACAAAGTTTGGGTTGTATGTAAAGTTATATGTTGATATACCAGCATCTGTGACTGTGGTTATAGCACTATGGTTTAGGGATATTACAGCAGCTGCTGTAATATCTTCAAACATTGCCGCATTATTACGTAATTCGAATCTATCACTTGATGTGAACGCGAGAGCGCTAGTATTATCTTTTGCTCGCTCAACGACCATATTATTACCCGTTATAGCAGTAACTTTCACTATTTCAATTCCAAAAGAACCTATAATCGTAGCATAACACCAATCACCTGCTCCTAAAGTAGGAAATTCTGATGCATCATCGACAAGTATACTTGTTGCGTCACTAGTTACATCTGCTGATATTATTGTTCCAGCATTATTTGAAAATTTGATACCCATTTACATCTCCGTTATTTGATTGTGTATTTATTTATCTCTCAATTAATGTTATTTTTAATAACATTCTGAGTGCGTTGTCAACCTAATAATGTATTACCTATTTTCTGTCTTTTGTTACATTTAGGGCAGCCAGTCTTAGGGCTCCCATCTTTATTAGTTTTAAGGAAATAGTCTGCATCCACCATGAAACCTCCGTGATCTATACATGTAACTTCAATCTTCCCGGTTATCCATCCTGGTTTAATCATAGTATATGAATATGTATTCTTATGGACCATCTTAGCTTTTTCAAGGAACATAGTTAAACTACGTCTCCGTTCTTCTCTAGCACACTTAGGACACCCATGGCCACTTAATAGACTATGAGGCTCTATTTCAAAAACTCCATGCTCTTTACACTCAACTGATATCTTTTCGTGACAACTTTTATACTCCGATAACTTCTCATAAGCCCAGTTATGGACTAATATAACACGTTCATGAAATGAGTTAGGGGCTAACTTAGCACCCATTATGATAATCTTATAGTAAGACTTCCTGGATGAAATCTTAACTCATCTGTATCATGCATTATTTTAGATGTAGATAAGTCCACGTGAAACATCAAATTCCCTCCAATAGGAGCATTCATGATACCAATATGAGTGATTGTAACATCACCTGTAAATGGAAGGAATGTAATGTAGTCAGTATTAGAAGTTTCACCATTCAAAGATGTATCAAATGTTATTGATTGTCTACTATAATTAACGTCAGAACATTCAATACCAATTTCAGCATCAGTAGGATCAGATGTGTATAAGGCTAGATATGGTATTGTAAATTCAAGTGGTATATTAGACAAGAGATGGTTAAGTAGACCATCCTCTAAGTAATTCGACATGTGCATGATAATTCCTCGTATTAATAGAGATATTTATCTATATTAGTTATTTACTTAATTTACAAGCCGCTTCAAGTGTCGGGAATTTNGTTGGATCAACTGTTAAACTTCTGTAATCAGCACATGCTGCTAGTAAGTTAGTTTCATCTTTGATTCGATTGGCTCTAGCTTGATCTCTATTGATTTGTTTACAATTAGAGTTAATAGGCATTATCCATCCCAGTCTAAAAGTGTTCTCATTAACTGCTTGAGCTCTATCTATACCAAAACTCAATTCTCCGTCTTTACATTCCAAAAGCTCTGCGCCATTAGCAGTAAAGGTAACCATAACCATAAGCATCATTATTAATTTCATATCTATCTTCCTGTAAATTTATCTATATCATCGAATATATCATCAATTGATGGTATTATCTCATCATTAATAATTTTCTCGATATCTTTGATTTTACGTGTACGCTCATTTATTAGTATGATTTTGTTCATATTATCATCAGATAACTTTCTAATCCAAGCATCATCGTAAGATTCCGTTAACTCAATTTTAGTCTCTAATATCCCGACTCTCAATATCAGATCACTACTCTCTCTAACTTCTTTCATCTCTTGAGATAACGTCTCAACAGTATTGATTAGAGTGTTTTGTCTATCTTCCATCACAAAGTAACCACCGACTGATGCACTTAGTGCAGTTGCGATACCTAAAAAGGTTCCTAATTTCTCTATACTAAGTTTCATTTGATTTTCCTGTTATAGCTTCAACCAACTCTTTATCTGCTTTTTGATTAAAGAGTTCTCCTACAATTCGATTAGTTCTGTCTAACTCTCTCTGCCACTCCACTCGACTAACTAGTTCCTTTTCCATCAAGTCCATTCTTGCATCGTGCTTATCGAAGTTCGTCAGGAACATCTTAAAGAAAAACCCTATTACAGGAAATGCTATCAACGCCAACAGCCATTCCGCTTCAATATTCATTGTTTATCTTCACCACAATTGCTATATATACAACCAATACCAATAGCTATTGTTACTATTAAAAGGAATACTACTAATTCATCTGGCATACCCAATCCTCATCTTCAGTTCTACAATTACCATCTATATCAACGCTTACTTGTATAATTCTTTCTTTGTATAATACTGGATTAAATTGTTTAGGGTGTTCATATCTAATACCAGTGTTGCAGCCTGATAATGATGAAATTATAATAATACAAGCAATCACAGTGGAAATGATTGCAGCTATATTCCAAAACTTATCTTCTCTAGTCATAGCAAATTTTTCCTCCGAATAATTTACAAGCTAATCGTTTCCATCCACAATCATTAAATTTATCTATAAAAGGTATATTAGAAGGTCTTGACCAAACCATCGCCAACACTGCAACAAATATAATGTTAAGCAGCGTAATGCCTCCGACATGTGAAGCAGGGGGCATAGGGAGGCTATATCTAGTCATCAATGAGATAAATATCGCTATTACTATCCCAAAGTCATGGATACTGTATATATTACGATGACAGAATAAATAGACTAAGACTGTGAATGTGATACCTACCATAGCAGCTTGAGAAATTGTAAGAAATATTGATGTATCCATTATAGCATCACCCTCTCACCAAAATAACCAATCAACGCCGCTATAACTGCAATAACAGTAGCTAATAATTTCTCATTACCTGATGCTTTCTGAGTTGCTAATTGACCTGTTGTATTCGCAATTGATATACTATCATTAACAGTATCCAACTTCTCCAATAATCTCCGCATATCAGATTCAAGCTCATCAAATCGTCTATCAATATGCTTCATATCAGACTTTAACTGCCCTTGAATACCTGCTACCTCTTTTTCAAGAGCAGTAACACGATCCTCTAAATCTTGACTCATTACTACTCCTTAATACATTCTCAAGCTATCATAAGAAGCTAAATTTTATATCCATTTAGATAGTATTTATGTTCTTTAACTATTGTAATTTTAATTAGTGAAAGGTTACATTTATATGTCCATTATGTGGCATATCCAGCATAAACTTATCCAAGTTCGTCAACTTATAATCGATGAATCTGTGCTCTCTAGGTTTATACTTTTTATACCTAAGAATGAATCTGATAAACCTTACAAACAGAGGAGGTTTGGTATTATCGCTCATCTGTTCCAAATTTAACTCTTTATTTCATCAAAGGTAAAATAATCTTTAATATCAATAATCTCAGTAGTGTTAAGAATGTTGATAATAATTATATCATGTTAATCAGTTTCTACCCAAGAAACTGATGCTTCATTCCAAATATACCTTATCGGATCATCTTCTGTACCAACATCTTCTGGATATGGTACAGGTGCTTCCCAAATGCAAATATCTTCAACTAATACCCATGATGGATAAGGTTGAGGAGCAATAAACGCATCTCTATTGTCGTCGAAAGTAAAACCAGTACCCGCGTAATTCTTTCTAAAAGAATTATTATAAGATGTTTGTACCCATGTGCCACCTAATAGGTCAGTACAAAACTGAGTACCTATAGCTTCTGATTCATTACCTTGTGCGTCAAGTATATCGTTATTATCTACAACAATTACTTGAGTTACTATGTTGTTTTCTATTTGTGCAAAATGTGCCATATTATCTCCTTATTGGTACTTGTAACGAATAATTATAACGCCTGAACCGCCTGCCCCTGATGGTTGGTTAGGGTAGCTGCCCCAACCTGAGCCACCACCACCTACTCCACCTGAGCCTGTGTTAATATCTCCTGCATCATTTCCAGTAGGACCACCACCGCCACCTAAGCCGCCAGTACCATTTGAACCTGCGTATTCTTTACCACCGCCACCACCGCCAGCGTAGTAAGTACCATAGAACTGTTTACCATTACCACCGTTACCTCCATTACTAGAGTTACCCCCTACTCCTGCTTGACCTGCGCCACCACCGCCACCACCTGGGTGGAACATACCTGAGTAACCATAACCGTTTCCGCCATTTTTACCTTGTCCGCTTACTCCAGTTCCACCTGAACAAGCTACACGTCCGCCGCCACCGCCACCTGAACCACCGTTAACTCCATTACAGCCTTGTGTTGTTAGTCTACCACCACCAGCGCCACCACCTGTTGAGGTGATAGAACTAAATACCGAATTAGAGCCGTTAGTTGCCCATTGAGATGACCCGTTACCGTCTGTACCACCAGCACCAATAGTTACGGTATTGCTTCCTGTAGTAGAAATCGTAAGGTTTCCATTCCTAAAACCCCCTGCTCCTCCACCGCCGCCACCAGCGCCAGCTTGAGTACCTGCACCACCACCAGCTACAACTAAGTATTCAACAGTACCATCAGTACCTACTTGTGAAACATTAAATGAACTAGAGCCTGTAAAGGTATGTATCTTATAATCCCCATCAGTGGTAACTGTACCACCTGTGGCGACGGTATATACAATATTACTTGTACCATAGAAGTCACTCAAACTAATAGCACCTGAAGAAGGTACAGTATCTACACCATAATATTCACTAAGGCTGATAGGATGAGAACCTCCAAACTCTGTTTGAATGTTAGCTAGTGATATTGCTCCTGAACTTTGTAAAGCCATTATTTATTCTCCAGTTCCTCGACCTTAGCTGATAGCTCTTTAATAGCTTCTACTAGCAAACCGATTGTCTGGTCATACTGTAGAACTTTATATTCCTTACCTTCTTCACCATGAAACACAAGTTGACTCGTAGTTACTGCTGAAGGAAGAACTTCTTCTACCTCTTGAGCGATTAAACCTGCTGACTCTTTACCGTCTGAAGTATAAGTAAATGTACAACCGTTTAGCTTGTTAACCTTATCTAAAGCATTATCAATATTCTTTATATCTGTCTTCAAACGCTCATCCGAAACAGTAGTAGAATAAGCAATAACATCGCCATCTACATGCAAGTCACCGTCGTCTTCAAGACGCATCTCTTCAGCACCA